TTAAAACTCGATGCCAGATTCGGAAGAAAGTACCCTAGCTCGAGGTTTTCATTTCTGCCGGTTAAAATATTCTTCCTGACCTTGATTACGCGTGCTTTTAAATCAAATCCTAGTTTGCTGTGCTTAATTGTAACCACATCGCCTAAATAGACTCTTTCCAAGACTGCATAATTTTTATATTCTTCAGTTTTTGAAAGCTCAATGAAATCAACTTTGTAATTTGCTTTTGGTATGTCGATTTCGCCATTGTCCATCAGATCTTGTGCTGCAGTTCTTAATGCCTCTTCTGTATCTGCATCGCTAAACTCAAAGGTTTTAATTTTTGGATATGGGTAATTTACCAAATATGGACTGTCGATATACTTTTCAGGTAACAATAGTCCATCTTTCCCTATAGGCATCATCCTTGTGCATACATCGTCCAGATTGAGTGTTTCTTCTATTCCAAGGATGTTCTTTCCATATCGAATATGAACGCCCCTATCAAGTCCTCTGGTGCTGTGGAGAATGATGTTGTAATTGTCATGTTCAATTTCTCCACCCCATGTATTTATAATCCCGGTTTCACCCATGAAGGCTTCAACAACATTCTTTCTGATAAAGTACCTTGTTGCATTTCCACCTAGTGATCCGGATACTGTAAATAAATTAGGGTACTGAGTTCTTGCTAGTATCCATTGTGCAGCTAATACACCAGATAAGTTTTCCGGCCTGACATCTTCTAAAAAGTTATCAAGATTGTCATAAAACAAATGTCTGGCATTAACTCTGATGCCGACAAGCGATTTCTTCTTGTTGTATATTCGATAAACCTGACCATCTGCTTTTACTAAATTTCCATTAACAAGTTCTGTCCACTTACCCGCTTTGTCAATTGGATAGTCAAGCTCAACTTCATGTTTTCCGTTCAACTCTTCATCCATATAACAGGAGAGTGGTTCATGTAAAGCTCTCCCATTTCTGGAAAAGCTAGTTGTAGTTTTATCATAAATTTGAATCACTATAACCATCTCCAATTAGGTGTAATCTCTAGTTTTGTAACCGTTCCTGTCCAACTTATTGGATTCTCACCAGTAAATAATTCAGGAAAATCTCCAAAAAAATCATTATTTTTCAATACTGTATCTTTGTATACATCCATCAACATAGAATCAATCGTTACATATTCGGATACATTGTATAGATAGAGGTTCCAAGCTCCTATCGTGAGAACGATGTTACCAGTGCCATAGACCTTGATTATCGGCTTGCCTGATGCGTTCCTTGGATTTATCAGGGTACTTGCACTTGTGAGTGTAATAACCTCTTGAGCAATCTCTTGAGCGTATGGCTGACAATCGAACTGTACAATAAATTCATGTACTGTCGGTATGATCTTCGTGAGTGGAATCTTATTAATGATAGTGGCTTTATATTTAACGTCTGGATCATTCGAAAATATTACATCATCAGTACCATTAAGCCATGAGCCTAACTCGTGGACGTTTCCTTCATCCAGGATACATTCACAAGGTTTTATTACTTCGTCGTAGGTTCCATCATCTTCTGTTAAGAATCCGTCTCTTCCTGGAACTCTTTTTTTTTCAATGTTGGCTTGTGGGCGCTCATAAGGAGGAAGTTTTGTAACCATGATTCCCATATCAAGCGAATTAATTCCTTTCCAAATAAAATATGGTCCCATTTACCTTCCTCCTCTCGCCTTTGATACCTGCATTTTGTAAAATTCTAATTCTTCAGCAAACGCCTGAACGTCTTGCTTTCTGTTGTTGACAAAGTTCTCAATGTTTACGGTTAATCCACCGTTTTCGCCACCATTCAATCCGAGCATTGCCTTTAAATCACTCAAAGGCGCAACCACCTCAGGGCCTGCCTCACCGACTCCCTTTAGTCCGTATGGTGTATTAAACAATGTAGGCTTGTCGAATATTCCGCCTTTTGCATACCATTCAACGCCTATTGACGGTTTTCCTGGTAATCCTAAAAAATCTCCCACTTTACCCCAAAATCCTGTTTTGCTCCACGATACTGAAAAATGTGGCATTTTAATTGTTGGTAATTTCCATTGAAAATTAAAAAATCCTTTTATTTTGTCTACAATTCCACCTACAACTTCTTTTGCCTTTGTAAATGGTTTTGTAATCGCATCTTCCACCTTGCCAAATACCATCTTAATATTTGTCCACAATTCGCCCATTTTGAGTTTTATCGTATCCCAATTTTTATACAATAAAACGCCAATAGCAATAATCGCACCGATAGCCAATATAACTAACCCTATCGGACTTGTGAGGAATGTGAACGCAACGCCTAATGAAGTTGTTACCGTTGTTCCAAAGGCCGCTATAGCTCCCCATAGTGTCATTCCTGATGCCATTAAGGCTTGCTGTATATTGAATGCGATAACTAATGCTGTTATGGTTCCAAATGCCACGCCTAAGATGGTGAGCGCGGTTTTATTCTGGTCTATCCAACTCGGCAACTCTTTCAACTTGTCTAAGAACCCTTGAATCGTTGGAAGCAATTCCGCAAATTTTTCACCGAAAGCGCCTAGCACCGATGATTTCAGATTGTCAATTGTGTCTCCGAAAGTATCAAGCCCTGCAACAGCTTCATTGCTCATGACGGAACCGCTTGTTCTAGCTTCTTCTGCAAGCCTGTTGAGTTCGTCGCCGCCAGCTTTTATCATGGGGTTCATTTCCATAGCTGACTTTCCGAATATCTGCATTGATAATGCATCTCTTTCAGTTTCGTTTCCTACTTTGTTTAAAGCTTCAAATACTTCACCTTGAACTTGTTCAGCACTCTTAAGGTTTCCGTTTGAGTCAATTACTGAAACGCCTAGAGTTTCAAATGCCAATGCGGTTCCCTTTAGCGCTTCAGGAGTTTGATCCTGAGCTTCGCTTAGTTTCAACTGAGCGTCACGAGCTTCGAGACTATTGTCTCCGTATTTTTTAACCGCTTCATTATAGGTTTTTTGTGCTTTTTCAACATTAATGGCTGCTCTTTCCTGATCCGCCAAACTCATGGTTTGACCTTCTGCGCCTACCTTAGCCGCCGCCATGCTCTTTGTAAGCTTAGCTTGTGCGCCTGTTAATACATCTAAATCAACGCCTAAATTATTTCCAATATACTGAAGTTCCTGAAGCCTTTCCGCTGATAGTCCCGTAACGTCTGATTGCCTTTGAAGTTCGTCAGCGCTCTCAACAACTTGAACAACCATAGCACCAATTGCAACACCTGCAGCAACCGTGGCGCCAACCGCAGCTTTACCTATGTTTTTAAGGTTTCCAATCGCTTGGTCTTTCGATAAAACAGCGTTAGTTTGTCTGCCTTGTGCTTCTAAGCTTTTAAGCTCGGTTTCGGTTTTAATGACTTCACGTTGTAATTCTCTGTATTGTTCCTCAGATATGTCACCTTTTTTAAATTGTTCCTGAACTTGTCTTTCCGCTTCTTTTAAAGTTTCAAGTTTGCCTTTTGTATTGGTTACTTGGTCTGCTAACAGTTTTTGTTTTTGAGCAACAAGGACTGTATTGCCTGGATCAAGTTTTAAAAGCTTTTCAACCTCTTTCAGCTCACTCCCTAACGCTCTAGATTTCTTGTTTACTTCTTCTAAGGCTTTCCCTAACGGGCCGGTATCACCACCAATTTCGATTGTAATACCTCTTATATTTTTACTGGCCATTTAGTCACCTCCCTTGTATTTTCTTCTCAGCGCTTCTCTATCTGGCTTTGTTTGTTCCATTCTGTAGCAATCGTCAAGATACTTTCTTCCTTCTTCCGTCATGCTGTGGTTATAAATAACCGCATCATGGAGATATAACCAATATTCAAATACTTCTAATTTTTCAATTCTATCGAAATCATAGCCGGTGTAATCCGATATGATCTTTTCTTCTTTCGTATTTATTTCGTAATCATTCCCCTGTTTTCCTTCATTTGTTGGAATGTAGGGGATTTTTAGTTTTTTGAGTTTTTCTCACCCGTTAGCCATTCAAAAAATGCGGTAAGAATTTCATTCATTTGGTCAAAATCGAGTTCGTCGATAATCCCTGGTGGAACTTTCTTGTTGCCTTTATTTTTCTTTAGAAGGGTTAAAACTGCATCTGTCATCCCGTCTAGTCCTTCTTCTTTTTTTGAATTTATTGCAAGGTCAACAATTTTCTTTAATGTCTTTACCTTTGGAGCCTCGACTTCAAGCACTAAATCATTTAATTTAATATCAAAATATCGCTTATTTACTGCGGACAAGTCAAACATATAATTCTCCTTTCAAAAAAATGGGGAGCAACTAAGCTCCCTCATTCTGAATTTATACTGTTGGAATCTCTTCCTCGAAGATGATCTTTGTTCCTTCTGCATCGTGTGGCATTGCTTTAAATTCGGCATCAATGACGGTCTCTTTGTCTTTCAAAAATGCCATACTGAATCCAGCCTGGTTACTGCCTACGATTGTTACACGAATATCTCCATCAATGGCATCCTCATGCACAAATCGAATGACATAGTTCTTTCTATCCTGGTTTGCTATACCACCGATCTTGACAGTTCTCTTTCCTGCCGCCTCTACAACTCTTGCTGTTGAGCAAAGTTTCTTCAGTGTGTTACCATTCCAGGTCATGACGCCTGATTTCAGCGATACCTCTTCTTCTGTCAGCACGGTTTTTGATGCGAGTCCAAGGTCATCCTTAGCCTCGTAAAAACTCGGTTTGTAATCAAGTGTCGCGCCGCCTTGGATGAATCCAAGTAGATTATCAGCGACTTCCAATAAAAGATCTGTTGGGATGGTCGGTGCGGTATATTCCATTACATATAATTTTCCTGAGCCTAGTACAATTTTTTCTTCTTCTGTTGACATATTTCAGCCTCCTTATAATTTTTCTGTAAATGCGAATGAGTAGATGGTTTCATACATCTTTTCGGATGCTATCCACAATCTATCCCTTGAAAACTCCACCGGAATTGCATTGAGTAAATCATCAATAGATTTTTCAACTGTTGGAGATATTTTGTTTGTGTAAAGTTCTAGTGTGATTGCTCGATCTATAATCTTATTCAGATTATCAGCACCTCGCACCGTTCTTGATTCCATAAAGAGAAGGTAAGGCAATAATGGAGCAGTATAAAAACTCTCTTCCGCAATCGGAATACTTAGTGGCTGCAAGAGCGTTCTTATGTCAATCATCTATATCACCCCATTCTCAATAATTGCTTTGACATTATCTTCATAGTCTTTGACTAGCTTTTCTTCGATTGGCTTTATATGTATCTTTCCGGCTACTCTTCCACCGCCTGTTTTTGCATGACCGTGTTCTAACAAATGTGCCAAACCGGGTTTATATTTGTTGTGGATAATCCATCTAGCTCGATGTCTTACACTATCATTTTTAGCAGTCCAACCCTCGCTGTAAGGCTTATCTTGAGCAGTTTGGAAAGTAGATGCAGATACCGCCTTGAGTTCCTTAGCAGCTTGTTTAACAAGTTTTTTAGTGACTTCCTGTATTTCTTCTTCAACGCCAGTTGTATATTTGATCATTTCTTCGCCAAATGCTCGGGAAAAATCTCCAACTTTTACAGAACCTTTGATTTGTGACCTACCATTATTTACGCCCATGATGTCACCACCAGTTCAATGATGTCGCTCTTCACGTATGTTCTTAAAATGCTGTACATCTTTCCCTCGTGTTTGATATAGCGATTATCTTGGTATTCGAAACTCTTCATTTCAAAAACAAGTTGAGGTTTTAACCCCACTCCGGCAGCTTGATAAAATTCTGACTGTCTGACAGATTTCTTATTTGCAAAAACCTCTGTCCAAATCGTTGGAATGTCCGGTTGTTCGTATGTAGTGATTTCTGGTGGAGTTCCTAGTTCAATAACATCTTTCCACATATTAAATCACCACCACGGTATTATATTCTGGACACATCGACATGTGAGTTATCAGACTGTCAAATCTTAATTGATACTTGTCTGATTCTGCATTGTCTAACCCAAAATTAGCCTTGCAATACAAGATAATCGCTCGTTTTGTCAGTTGATCAGTATCAGAAATCACTCTTATTCCAGAAATTCCCATTTGCATCTTAGCGGATTCAATAAGATCTAAAACTTCATTATCCATGGAGCCGTGAGAGATTCTAAGATTAAGTTTTACATCGTCCATGATCATGTAATCACGCTCCTTTGTTTAAATAAAAGAGAGGGCTGTTAACCCTCTCAATGTTCTTATGCAAACTTCTTAGTAACAGTAACCAGGGAGTTCTTATCGACTACCTTACCATCCACAAGCATGATTGCCTTTGTGACTTGATCATCAGTGTCGTTGTCTTCGTACTTCTTAACGGTAACGTTGTAGTTAGTGTTAAGAACATAGTCCTTAAAATTGAAAAGGAAAGCGACAACGGTATCAGCTGCGATGGTAGCTCCAAGGCTTGTCATGTAGTTGTTCAGAACTACAGGCCTTCCGAGAAGTGTTCTTTCAGGCTTGCCCGCGATTCCGTAGTTCACTCTGGCGATAGGCTGTTTCTGTGAATCAACCATACCGATGAACTTCATGAAGGTCTTCTTTGTCATACCCCATACTGCATCATTCTCATATTCAAGAGGAAGAGCAGCTTCAGCATCAACTAAAGTGGCATAAGCAACATCACCAGCAGCGGCGATATCAACATTCTGACCTACAACAACGGTTTCTGTAAGGATACCCTTAGGCTGTCCGATTCCAGTACCGCTAATTACAGCTTGTTCAAGGGCTTTGTTCATTGCTTCGGCAATGTTGTTTGTGATAGCTATTTCAAACGCGCCCAGAGCGACTACAGAGGTCTCAAAGGACATTGAAACTGCACATCTTAGCTTGTAGTAGCTAAATACAACTTCACCGGTTGGCTTCTTCTGCTTATCGGATGTTCCACCTTCTGCAACCCATGTTGCTACGGGCTTAACGCTGGATAGTGGAATGGACAAACCACCCTTGTAAGATGTTTTTGTGAGCAATGGAAGAATCATTCCGGTAGCTTCCATTTTTTCAATGATCTTATCAAGAATAGTATTAGGAATTACTGATCCAATGTCAGTTGTCGCTGTATTTGCATCAATGTTGAACTGTGCTGGAATCGGTGTTCCGTTTACTACATAATTCATGAATGCTTTTCTGTATTCAATGCTGTTGTAGATGTTATCATCAGCCACGTTGTTGGTTGTATCGATTACTTTTGCCATTTGTACTGTCACCCCTTTGTTTTCAAGATCTATTGCCTTTGTTTTGTCTTCAAGAGCCTTAACATTGGCGTTAGCAAGGGAAACTTCATCCCATTGCTTGTCCAATGCCTCAACTTCCTTAACCTTGGCTGCGTAGTCTTCCATCTTTCCTTCTTCGATGAATCCCTTCATCTCTGCTAGTAAGCTTGCTCTCTGTGCCATGTATTTTTCTCTGTTCATTATTTTATCCCTCCGATTAATTCGTAATATTTGAGTGTAGCCTCCGCTTTTTTGAGCATTAAAATATCCGCTTCATTGCTGAGCGGATTCTTGATCGAGTTTCTTATTTTGTTTATGACTTCTTCTGGTAAAAGTTCAGCCGTTCCATAGCTTGCAATAAGATTAGAATTGCTAAACATGACTTCATCAATCAGTTTATTATCTAACGCCTGCTGTGCCGTGAACCATGATTCTTTATTCATCAAGTCAAGCAATTCCTTTTGAGATTTTCCACTCTTCAGCCGATACGCATTAGCGATTGTATCATTTGCATTCTTCAATACCTCTGAAGCGTGTGCCATGTCTCTATGATCTCCGGATGCCATCGATGAAACATTGTGAATCATCATCTGCGCTGTTGGTGACATTACTACCTTCTTACCAGCCATGGCTATTACCGATGCAGCAGATGCCGCTAAGCCTACAATCTTAACAATTACATTGCCTTGATAAGATTTAAGTGCTGTATATATCTCACTTCCTGAGAATACATCTCCACCACCTGAATTGATTTCAACTTCTAGCTCATCGCCGGATGCTTCATCAATTAATTTGCTTACGTTTTTGGGGCTAACGGCCTCAATTCCGAAATAATCATAAATCCATTGATCATCACTTCGTATAATTGGCCCTTTTATATTAATCTTCTTCATTTATTCACCCCCTTTCGCACCCGCAACCACAGCCGTATCTAATCTTCTTATAGGTGTATCTCCGCCTGCTATAGGTGCTAATCCGCCTAAGATTTTACGCCATTCATTCGGTGTCATAGCGCCTCTATCAACCATTTGTACAAGATTTAACTTAGTTGACATGTTAGCGTACTGAAGATTGGATGCTTCAAACATAATTGAGTTGCCGAATCCCCTTTCTCTTCTTGAAAATAGCTTTCTACTATATTCATTACTCGACTGCATTGCGTATGGTTCGATTTCGGCTTCATAGTAAGCATTCCATTCATCTTCACTCCACTTTGACTGTACAATCTTTTCATTTGTTCCAAAAAACGAATAGATCCTTTGGACTGTCTTTTCCATCTGCAACGCATTTGGAACATAGTCTTTTGGATCTACTTGCTGTGCATCAAATTTTGCATCAGTAGCAGCAGCACCAGTGGAACCATTATCAATATTCAAGAAACTGTTCACGAATTGATCCGTTTGATCTTTAATGTCTTCTGGTCTCAAGGTGTTATGAAATTTTAGCAACCACCTGACGATGTTTGAGTTCTTAATTGCTTTAACAATACCTTGATCGGTTGTATTGATGATTTCCATCAGTGAAATCAATGCGTCTCTAGGGCTTGTCCCGAAAATATCATTTTCATTTACATCTTGCCTTAAATGGATAACATCTACATACGCATATGTGATCGTTTTGCCATTTCTCATAAGGCATTTTAAAAACAATTCTCCTTGAGTGTCGTATATTGCTTCTACACTCACACAAGGTATTGGATACAATTCAACCGGAAATCCATTATCATCACGATGGATGTATATAAACGCATTATTGTTTAGCTGTAACTGTGTAGCTACCTTTTCTTGCATCACCTGACCTGTCATATAAGGATTAGGTTCCTCAAGTAAGAATCTCATGTATGGTTCTGGATTAACTTTTAGATTTATCGAACCATCTGCATTAACAGTTTCTCTAATGTGCTTTGCTACTAGCTTTCCGATTGCCTTCACCTTTGGCCGGATACATGCTCTGATAATGTCGCTTTTATATAAATTGCCATTCCATGCAAAGTAACCATTTCCTCTGTCCGTGATCATTTCATACCTTGATGTACTGACTGATTTATTAAATAGCCTGTTTAGTAATCCCATTTACTCACCTCCCTTCAAGTTCTGAAATGTCTTAAATAATATTCATGTAACTATCTTTGTATTGATCCAAAATAATAAAGGCATCCATCAATGATGCAACTCCATCTATTCTTCTCGTTGGTTTGCTAGTTTTAACCAGAGCAATATTATCGTTTGTATCAATTTTTATTGCTGCATTGCTCAAGTTCCATTTCAGAATTTGAGAATTATTGTAATTTATTCTTTTTGCCTTTAAATCAGCGGCAAAATTAAACATAGGGCCGCTGAATGTTTTGGGACCCTGAATTACTGGTAAAATCGACTCTTGACCGAACTTTGTTTTTAGATCATCCACAATATACTTGCTGTTCCATGAGTCATAACCTATTTTATAAATATAAATGTCAAGTTTCTCCTGGACTTCTACAAACCATTCTGTAACATCCTTATAATTTATCTTATTGCCCTCTGATAGTCTTAGGTATCCTAAGTCATGCCAAACATCGTACGGAATCTTGTCTTCCTTTACACGTGCTTCTAGGAGGTCAGACGGTAGCCAATACATTTGATGGACATACAAGGTTTCATCATTAGGTACCTTGAAGATTACC